GCCTCAAATGCTGGTGTTAATATTTCAGCCAATGCACTTGCAGTTCCACTTATGACCGATAATGCTTTGGTAAATAAATTGGCTACCTTTTCGTTCTCCATAAGAGAACCCATAACGCTATCAAGTATTCCTTTACCAGCTGCAAGTCCAGCACCGAATTTAAGTCCACCGATAATCGAACCAAATTTACTGCCTGATTTACCACCCTCTTTTAAGGACTTATTTGTGTCATCAACACTTTTCTCTGCCTTTTTAAAACTTGATGCTATTTTTTCAGCACCTTTGGATGCAGAGGAGGTATCGGCATCAACTTTAAACTTTATATTTTCTGCCATGATAACTTCTCTTTATTTGTTTGAATGTTTCCTTAAATGTATGGAGTGCTTCCTTATGCCCTTTGGCTAAATCCACTTCATGAGATACTCCCATAAATTCATCGGCTTGTAGTAATGTTATTATTTTTGAGTACATTATATTATTTTTTCTATTGTAAACGATATCCTTGAAAATGTTACATTATGAGAAGAACCATCTCCACTTGTCATTGCTAATTTGATTATTGAACCAGCACCTACTATTGTTGAAGTAATTAAATTAACGGTATGGTCATGATTCCCAGAAATTATTGAATAGGCTTCAGTATCTATGTCATCAATTACTATCTTACTAATACCTTTGAATGAACCCGTAATAGAAAATGATAATACTGCTCTAATTCTATATTGTCCTGATTGGTTAATGGTAACTGATGATGTTGCCCCATTGCCAGTATAGATAGTGGTTTCTCCTAAATTGCTTTGAGAACTTAAATTAAAGGTAACTAATGATGTGGTTATATTTACTACTCCTACTGCAAAGTTATAAAGGTTGATTTGATTCAGTCCAATATTACTTGTCAATTCATCATGTATAGGATATGATTTCAATACCTCGCTTAAATTGTAGTTGCTAATATTGAATGCATCCGTTACCAATACTCCTCCAAAATCAGTAGCGTTAAGCATTGATTTAACCACTCCAGCACCATTCATAAATGTCAATCCATTTGTACTTGAAGATGGAGTGTCATATGTAGCTTTCTTCCCACTTGAACCCGTTACATTTATTTTTCCTACATTAGGATATGTTATCAATTCTAATACTGCTGCCTCGGATAATAAATCATAGGTTACTTTTTGTATCTTATAATAGTTCCCTGATATGGAGATGGTATCATTCAGTTTCATTTGTAGCCATACCAATACGGGTATATATCCTTTTAATGTAACTATCCTTGATTTGCTGGAAAACAATCTTGAAATAAATGTATTCCAAAATCCCGTATACAAATTATTGATTGGCACATCTCCTACTATTGGGCTTTCTAATCCAAACCCAAGTGAATAGCTTGATGATAATGTTGGAGTAGCTGAGTATGATGCTGAGACGGGTTGAGATGTCTTTAATACCGAACCAAAATAGAATGGATATGTCAATGCTTTTGTCCCTTGGAAATAAAACAAAATAAAATCTTGCCTTATTGGTTTGGCATCCTTGTCAAATACGCATGGCATATCAATATCAGTTTCTCCTAATACCGTTCCAACTGAATCTATTAAGTTCATTCGTGTTGGTCCATTGATGCTGAATAGTGTTTCTATCTTTAAATCCCCATCACTAAAATCTACATTTGGAGTTGCGTTAATTGCCCCATATTCCCTTTTGTAGATTTGCTTGAAAAACATTTGGGCTTGGCTTTCTCCATCCTTATGTTTCATTTCAACGGTAGTAGGAATAGTCTGCTTCTTTTGATTCATGGTAGCCCAATCAATATAATTGGTGTACTCCTTAGTATCTCCTAATGCATACCAATCAGTCAAATTATGGATTTCAAAACCATTGCTGCCTTTTGGTATTATAATAGCATTGAATGAAGTTAATATAGAACTAAGGAAATCAGTTACTTTTACATTAGGAAATGCATTAGCCATAACAACTGCTGGTTTTACCCTATATGGTGCATTGTAGCATTCTATAACTGCATCAACAATGGTCATGCCCGTTGAATTTACCTTATAAAATAATTGAACTACATCCCCAAATTTCAATCGAGGTATGGTATATTTATTTACTGCAATATCCCAATAGGCTGCATTGCCTGAATTACTTGCAAAGTATTTACCATTAACGCAAATTTGAACGGTTAATATTGCTGATGCTGAACCTGATAAATTTAACGAATATGCAAAATCAAATTGCCCATCAACGGGAACGGTATATTTAAATGTTGCGTTATTCCATGCCCCTGATGGATTACTTATTATTGTTCCTCCAATAGGTAATACTGCCAATGGAGCAATTGATGATGTAGCTTTGGTAATTGCTACTGATGCAGTTGTTGCGTTGAATACACCATATGGTGGAGTATCAAAATTAAAGAATGCACCAGCATTATTCATTGGTGTAACATACAAGTTATTGAATTCTGCCCTTGCCAATAATGTTCCACTCAAAGTGAATCCAGCTTGTTGGAATATTCTTGTTATTACTTTCCTCAGCAGAATTGATGGTCTTAGGTTTTCAAATGTAATTCCTACTCCTTGTGCAATATTATTCCTGATGGCTGATTTTGAATATGTAAAACCAAAGCCATAATCTTTAATATCCCAAACTATGTCCCCAGCAAATAAACCTCCCGTCCATGATGATACTGCAATACTATCATCGATGTTATGGTTATATAAAGACCAATCCAAATCCGACATTAATGTTTCTCCCCATATTGTCAAAAGATTTTTAGACTGCCCATAAAAACATATGTTGTAAGTCCTTGGAACTCCATCCGTATAATCAACGGATAATAATTCTATGATGCCAAAGAATACGGGCAATGAGTCAATCTCGATGTTAGCTAATAACTTGAATGCTGGACTCCATCCACTTGCATTTAGTGCGATATTCTCTTCAAAATAATTATAGAATATACCGTTGTTAATATCGGTAGCTGGAATCTGAAACGATTGGGTAAAATCAGTAAATACCGTATTTAATGCCGTAAAATCTTTTATCTGCCTTGTTAGGCTGATAGTCTCATCTTGGAATAAATCTGCGGTAACACCCGATATTGATAGGCTAAATCTCATCGAACAATCTTGTTAATTAATGGCTGAGAATATTCTAACTGCATCGTATATTGTATCAATTTTATATTGGTGGCTTTCTTAACCTCCACTTGGGAATCTATTACATTGGCTGCATAGTAATCCGTTCCATCACAAATGAGTATTGCCTCAGAGGATGTAAACTGCACCATTGATTCAACTGCCGATTCAGGTATCCAATTTGTGTTGACATTTAATGTCTTTTTTGTATTGATGTTAAAGTTCTTCTTCTGCCTCATGCCATATGTCCATTGTGTAGTCATATTTGCACCTACAAATAATGCACTTTCATAATTCTCTTTGGTAACTGATACATTAGCTTGGCTCACTCCATTCCATGTCATCCCTTCCCATACTCCATACTTGTTTAAGAATAAAGTAGTGGTATTGCCATATTTATTTGGACATTCAAATGTGATTGGAATAACAACATTGCCACTTGCAGCAACAAATGTTATTTGGGTATTTGTTCCCCATAATAAAGCTAAATTCAATGCTTCCCTAAGTTCAATTCCTTGAATGGATAGACTGCTTGTTGTTCCAGCAGTTGGATAATAAGTTGCTGCTCCTATTTGAATGCTTGTAACTACTGATGCATCATACCATAAATAATCCATAGTGCAATCAGTATTCAATAGGATGGATGTTCTATCAGTATAAACTTTATTTGTATATGCGGCATCTATTCCATCTATTGTATAGCTATATCCCCTTGTAACTAATATTCGATTAGAGTCTACTATTGCACTTATAGGACTTGCTCCACTTGCAGTATTATATCCTGATGTTTTTATCAGCACCCAATATGCTCCAGTTCCAATAGTTGGCTGAAGTGTTCCAAATACAAATGCGTTTAAGGAAATATATTGAGTTACTATTCTATGGATGTCTATGTAGGCTCTACTTGATGCATAGGTATCAGGCAATTTTGTTAGCGTTGCAATTGGAGTAGCTGGGGTAGTTGTGCTTCCACTCCATACATAGATATCAAAGTTGTAATAAAATCCAGCAGTCCCTGAGTTGGCTGCATCGCTTACTTGATATATTAATGGACTATTTGCTCCTAATCTTCCACTCGGTTGTTGGTTGTATGTTATTGCCATTAGATAATATTTAAAATGTCTTTTTTAACTGCTTTGGTCAATGCCCCTGAGTATCGTTTAAGGACATCCTTTCTTGCTGGTTCTACAAAATCAAAACCCTCGATGCCAAAGTATTTTATTTTTCTGTTCATTAGGAAACCCATGGTCTCTCTGCTCATTGATTTGAATTGCCCCGTTTCCGATTGCCTTGGTTTTATTTTCTTGTCCTTAATCCATTGTTGCATGGCTTTAATCGGAATACCCTTTCCTTTCTTTCTCCCGTTAATTACATAATAGGCATAAGGCAACATAATAACTTCCCAATCTAAACCTTTGCCTTCTACTCGGACTGAATCTATTAAATTTCCCGATGCCTTGTAGTTACTTGTATAGGTGCTTTTGGTTATCTTGCTCGGCTTCCATGTCTTACCATCCTTTGTCCATTTAGCCCTGATGCTGACTCTTTTTCTCTTCCTCCTTAGTTGACCTTGAATCTGCAATTTGAATTCAACTGCCATCCTCTCAATCTGCTTTTCAGTATTAGGCATATTAGCACCAGCCATCGGTAACTATTGGATTAATGATGGTTAGATTAATGTCAAGGGTAAATCCACTTAATACCGCATCAAATGAGTTTCCAAATGGATTCATTGTAAAAGGTCTTACAACATTAAGATTGGTATACATAGCCATCTCCTGACTGCGGATAGCCTTAACAAGCCTTACATATAGTTCTTGTAAAATGAATGCATAATTAGTGTCTTCGGTATATCCAGCTGAGGCAAATACATCTACTAAGTTCTTGCCTTGGAAATCCGTTGAGTAGCTTATGTTTTGGTCTCCAAACATAACTTGATACGATAGTGTTGTAATGGCTTCATCGACATCTATTCTTACCAAAGTAATATGGAGCAATGGGAATACCGTTACACTCTTAAAATCAAATTCAGTTAAACTGCCATGGGAATATTGAGCATCTAAATTTGCAGCTATGGTCTTCCAAAAGTAATTCCCAGTACCGATGTGATTTTGGTTTATGTTCATTTTCTATTCCCTTTTTTTATTATTTTGTTTTGGATGCTTTGCCAGTCAATTTTGTAGGCTGAATACATAAAGGCGGTATGGATAGAGAGTTCTGATACTTTTTCCAAATTAAGGATGTCCCCGTTACAAAGTCCATAAATGAATCCAGCCCATCCCCATTTCTTAGTGAATCCCTCAAAATTGATATCGCTGTTCCCTTCTTCGTTCCCTCCAAAGATTTCAGGATATAACCCAATAATTCTTGTCCGATATTGCAAAAAAAAACATGGGCAGATAATACTATTCCTACGGGCATATTTTTAAAGTCTGCATTCATTCTACCTGAGTATGGCTCAATGGCATAATGGTTATATGGCTGCTGCTCTACTATTGGTCTATATAGGATTGACATAACTTTCCATAAGTCCTTATTGTCTTTTTCGTAGGATTCAATATCGGCAAACTCGCCAATAGATAACTTATCCAAGTTTGGAATAAATCCGTAGTCAATTCCATTAAATGTAAAATTAGATGCAAAAGGGACTCTCTCAGCTATTGCAGTATTGATTTGGGATAAGATGCTCTCTTTCTCCTTTTGTTTCAATTTGCGGACTGCTTCGGTGCTTATTTCACAAAATAATGAGATAGCCATGATTGACAAATCATTGTCATTTGGATTGGTGTCCAAATATTCAAGGAACTCAGTCCATTGATATAGTTTGATATCGTTAATTGATTGTGGAACTGCCATCTTTTAATATAACTTATTTTTGTTTAAATGTTTGGTTTGGCTTATTAGCCATTAAAGATACGATTTTCTTCGTAGATAATGAAATCTCCAACTGCATATGAGTCATTGAAGTTCATATAATTTTGTTTTAGCTGATGGTTATATTTTTCAAGTAGCAATAGCATCTCAAGTATTCCCATTTGTTTTTGGCTGGAGATGTATTCTAATACTTCCGCTTGGTATTCAATAAATTTGTCCATTATTATTCTTCAATTATTTGGTAGAAGTCCTTTACAAATGTACCATCATGGATATCTTGTTTTTCGTAGTCATGCAGCATAAACTCAGCCATGTCTAAATCTAATTCAGAGCATATTACCTCTCCAGTTTCTCGGTTGATTACTTTATATGTTTTCATATTTTAATTGGTTCTAATAAGTTGAATCTAATGTGGAATCTTTCTTTTTGTTCGTTCTCTACTATACAAGTTGCGTTCTGCTCATATACTATCTTTACCTTATCGCCCTTTTTGCCGTATCGGCACGAAGGCTTTGAAACTGAAAAATGGTCTTTTATTAATTTGTGTGTCATTGTTTATGCAAATGTACAACTATATTCCATATTTGCAATATAAAATAAAAATAAATAAAAAACCCTATCTACTTCGCAGCAATAGGGTTGTACACGATTAGATAAAAAAGAACTATCTTACTGCATAATGCCCCACATTTGGTCTGCTGAAGGTCATCATACAAGCATATCTTGATGCATCGATTCCATGGTTAAAGGCATCTATTGGCTTATTCAATACCTTGCCATTCTTGTCCTCGATGTATTTGTAATTTCTAAACTCCTTTATGAGGTTAATGCTTCGGCTTGTTATTACTAATTTATACCTCCTCATTATATCTATGCCCATATTAATGGAATCTGCTCCTTTTATAACTGGGCGTATATTAAAGCCCATACGGTGTATTTCTTCAATGCTTTTAGGCTCACTACTATCTGCCCATATTAAGTCTCTCCTATCAAGTTGTAGGTCCTTTAATCGATTAGCAATATCTTGATTGGTCATACCCGTTTGGAATATTAGTTCATCGAGATAAATTGAATCTCCGTAGTGATACATAGCAATTAAAGATGTTGGGTCTTGTGAGTATCCAAAGTCCATCCCGTATGCTTTTAATTTTGCCTCATCAGGAATTGAATCAATAGATGAATGGCTAAATACGAGGCTTCTTGATTGTCCTCTTTCTCCTAATCCGTATATTTTCCAATACTCAGCATCTATTAGTTTTAATCTCTCAATCTCCTTGATGATATTTTCATCGAGGAATGGATTGTCGTTGTATGTGGTTACAAAGAAATCGCAGTCTTCCCTTGGTATTATTTTGTCATAAATGAAATGGAACTCATCCGATGGGTTATAGTCAAGTATAGCTTTCTCAGTAGTCCTTAAAATTAGCTGCTGCCAATCTTCATAATATAACTCGTTTGCCTCGTTAATATATAGGATGGCTCTTTTTCTACCTCGGACTTTTTGCGGTTGGTCCAAAGATATAAATTCAAATAGATTTCCCTCCAGCTGATATTCTGAATTGGATTTGTTATGGTCATCCTCATTGTAAATTCCATGCTCCTTGAGAATATCAAAGAAATCCCTCATAGATGATGCTCTAAGCGATGGATATGTTTTTCTGCATATAGTTATTGTCTTGCCCGTATTATGAAATGCATAGCCAAATATTAACCACATAAGAATGTTATAAGTTTTTCCAGAACGAGTGCCTCCTTGCTCAACTATTATCCTCTTATTGGATGTAGCTAAGTGTTGAAATACTACATTAGTTCTTATCTTGGTTGCTTCCAATTATTTCTACTTCAAACTTTTTTATTTGATGGTTATTTTCTGATTCAATAAATTGCATGGATAATTTTTTAAGTTCTTCAGGTGTTGCAATTAATTTCATTAACGCCATTTGCAAAGTTGCATTATCAGATTGATACCATTTAGAACGCATTGAAGTTTTTATTTGTGTTTTATTAATAGCAATAAGTTCTTTTAATGTGTCCAATTCATCCGAACCATCTGGAAAGAAAGCATAAAAAGTTGAACGACCACAAGATAAAAAATCAGGTACTTCATCCATAAAAAATAGTTTATGTTTTACTATTACCTCTTTTGCTTGTTCAAATATTTTAGTCTTGTCGTATGCCATTTCTTTTTATTATTAAAGTTGCGTCTAATGCTTTCATTCTGTCTATTATTACTTGGCAGTATTTAGGGTCTAATTCCATTCCGTAACATTTGCGTTTAAGTTGATGTGAAGCTACCATTGTTGAACCAGAACCAAGAAACACATCTAAAACTAATCCATCATCTGGGCAACTTGATTTAATTGCTCTTTCACATAAAGGTATTGGTTTAGGTGTAGCGTGTCCACCTTCATCTCCTTTTCTTATATGCCTATCAAATTTCCAAACATTATTGAAATTATCATGGGTATTATTAAAATATGCTCGTGTAGAATAATACTCTTTTTTAATTTCTTCATACTCTTTTTTAATTTCTTCATACTCTTTTTTAAAAGCATCTATGTTTTTACTTTTTGCATATTCTCTTAAACTGTAATAATTATTTTCAGTAGGCATCGCCCATTGTGATTTACTCCACCAATGATTTACTGTTCTGCCATCTTTATATCCCAAAGCGGTAGCTATTTTCCCATCAGTTTCATTTAGTTTTTTTATTTCTTGTTCTAGATAAATTCTAATTATTTCCCATTTATCAAAATAGTTGTCTTGATTGTTATTAAAACCCTGTACACCCATCATTACAAATAAACACTTTTCATCTGCTATTGCATAGCTTCTTGTATTTTCTGAATTTTGCCCTTGACCATTACCTTTATCCCAAGTAATTAAGTTTCTAAATGTTGCTTTTTGTTCTGCTATATATGGCTTTAATATTTCGCTATAAATATCCATTAATGGCTCGTCAATTCCCCAACAATACCAACTACCATTTTCTTTTAGGTTCATAAACTGAGTATCTATCCATTCCCTATTAAAATCAAGCAAATCAGCATAATTTAAATTATCGTTAAGAACTCCATCTTTTTCTTTTTTCATTCCGTAAGGTGGGTCATTATGAGCCATATCAGCCTTTTGTCCGTTCATTAACTTTGCCACTTGGTCGCTATCCGTACTATCCCCACAAAGTAATCTGTGTTCGCCTATTTCAAACAAATCCCCTAATACTATATCCGTTTCAATACCATTTTCAGGTACTGCAAAGTCATCTTCTTCGGCTTCTAATGGTATCCCAAAGTTTGGTACATCTAATCCCCAAGCATCAAGTTCTTCAGCATTCCACTCGTTAGTTAACATATCCCAATCCCATTCTCCACCGCTTACATTATCTTTGATAATAAACTGCTTTTGTTCTTGCTCTGTCAAATCGCTTACTTTAATGATTGGGACTTCTTTTAATCCAGCTTTAATACAAGCTTTTAACCTCATGTTACCTCCTAAGACAATCATGTCATCATTTACTACAATAGGTCTAATCTCAAGCATCTTTGGAAATTCAATAATTGATGTTACCAATTTATCAAATTTGTCATCCTTAATAATTCTTGGATTATTAGGATTAGGTTTTATTAAATTAATTTTTATTTTTTCTATTTTCATAATATGCTTTGGTCAGGGAACCAGTTATCGTATTCATCCTCTTCCATCTTTTTTTATTGTGTCAAGTTTGTTAAGTGCTTCGATTTTAACATATCCATATGCTGAGATTTATCCCCGTATTCTAAGTGGCATTTTCTGCATAGTGCCATTAGGTTTTCTATCGTGTCGTTTTTCTTAGTTCCTCCCATACCTCTTGCTTCTATATGATGGATATCTACTGCTTTAGTTCCGCATACTTCGCATCCAATGAAATCTGATACATCGTAGCTAAAATAATCCATATAGATTTTCGTGTGTCCTTTCATTCTATTTTTCAAATATACAATATTATAACTTAGTATTAAAAAAAATCTCCATTTGTTGCTAAAGTCCTATTATTTGTTGCTACTGCACGGATAAGTCTTTTAGTATGCGATATTTTAACCCATTCAAATTTTGCTTTTGCTTTTGAAACATACTGCCTTGTAATGTTATTTTCTTTAGTAAATTTATTTACTGGCTTAAATCCTATTGCAGAAAAATCAATCTCGAAATAATAGTGTCCCCCTCTTTCGGTTTTCCACCACCACATCATCCAAAATAATTTATTCTTTTGTAATGCTTCAACTAAATCTTCATTTCCACTCCATCCTCCCGTATGTAACTCAAGCATTAAAACTGGTCTTTCTTTATGTATATGGTCAAATCCCCAATTTTCAATGAAGTAGTTTTTGTATTCCCACATATCTCTTAATTTTTCAATTAAATTATGAGCATCTTTTACATCCCAATTTTGGATTTCTTTCAATTCTTTTTTTATGTGATATTCGCTATCGTTCATCGGTTTCTAACTCCTGTATATTCTGTTGCTTTTACTTTCTTCACTTTAAATGCAAATCGCCAAACACTTTTCAAGTTCTTGCTATCAAGTAAATCCAAGTGCCTCCAATGGCATATCCCCCACAATTTTATTCTTTCTATTATTTCACTTTCGGTTGGGTTTTGCTTTCCGTAATAACTTGTAAGGTGCAGTTGAGTAATCCCATTCAATATATTTACATACGGTTTTGGCATTGTAATAAACATTATTCCGTTTTCAATCAGCAAAAATATATCAGGAAAAAATCTGTTTGGAAATCCGTAAGGGTCAATATCAATCACATCATACTTTTTCTTTTCAGCAATCAGTTTATGAAACACCAAGTAACTATCCCCTGTTTTTAAATACTTTTTATCATAGGCATCCACTATTCCAAACTTCTCATAAATTTTTGTAAGGTTTCCTTGCCCAGCGAAAAGTTCAAGTATTGATATTTCTTCCAATCCAAATTCATAGTTTAAAGCACATTGTATTTGCTCAATCTTTTCATCAGGATGATGTACTTCGTTAGCATTTAGTTTTTGCTTTGTTCTTGTAATATCGTGTCTAATTGCCCGATAAGTTTTGTTTGTTTCTTGTTGTTCCATAAGTATTTTAAAATGAAAAATTTAATTTATTTTTTTATCCAATTTTTAAAACATCAAGTTTGGATTTGAAATGTTGGATAATTATCTCCATTGTATGGGTATAAAAAGAATCAAAGTCAGGATAACCAGCGTTATCTTCATTCCAATACACATAAAGTATGGCTCTTAGTCTATGGCTTGGAGTCTTCTGCTTGACATCATTTGGTGCTGCTTGGAGTTGGTTAACAATATCCAAATCGCTATTACTGAATGCTTCCTCCTTAATGCCAATGTATGCCATCTTCTGATTCAACGAGAATAGTCTACCAGCATCTTGTGGAGATAGTTCCTGAGTAGAGAATACTACTTTTAAAGTTCTATCGGCTCGTGTTCCGATGGATTCAATTTGACTTGCTAAAAATATCGGTTGTCCCATGTTTATTTATGTAATTACAATATTCAATTCCAGCCATTACTGATTTGAATTCTACTAATATCTGCCCTTCGTGATAAATCCTAAAGATTTTAGTTCCACTAAGATACGCAATTATTCCATTATACTTCTCCATAATTTGCATATATTTTTCTTAGGTCTTCGATTAATGCTAACCATAATTTAGGAGTGCATGAGCATGGCTTATAAAGTTTTCTTGACTTGAAGACTCTTGACCAAATGTGTGCAAGTTGATTGGCATCCTTTCCATCCAATACATTGGTATAAGTTGCAAAGAATGTTGTCAAGAATTGATGCTCATCCTCATTAAGACATAATGGTTTGACTAATGGGAATGCCTTGTTTAATTTAGCTGCCCGTTCTTCGCATCCACAATCTTCTCCAGCTATCCACTTGGCTACCTTGTCAATCCCAAGTTTCTTCGTTGCTGATGCTATCACATCTCCCACTCCCGTTATTGGTTTGGTTGTCGTTTCTTTCGTTGCGATACTCATTGTATCTCTCACTTGCTTGGCTTTTGATTTTTTGTTTTGCATTTTTTAAAGTATGGAATATTGAATGGGTTGGGATACCCGTATTTTGTTCTATTTTTCTCATCGACATCCCGTAATCGAAGTGAAGTTCCATGAGCATCTTTTCGTAAGAATGCATCTCATTAATGGATTGGTTTATTATTGTTATTAGTTCTTGGTAGGCTTCCTCAGGCACATTGTTATTACTATCTGAGATATCTATATCGTTTGGCAGTTCTATGGTCTTAGAATCCTTCTTATGTGTCTTAATGGATTCATTAGTTAATAGCTTAAATATGTATACCGTATTAACATCTCCAGCTAAATTAGTAATGCGTTCCAAGTTACCTTCCTTCTCTTGTATCTCTGCTAATTTTAAATACATATCTTGAACTGCATCATTGACATTATTAGGGTTTGCCCCTACATAGATGGCTATCTTAATCCATTCCTTATGTCTTGATGCAATTCGTTCTAAGGTTAGCATTTCAATAGCTTAGTATGTATTTTCTTCTGCTCCCTTGCTAAATACTTTTTCCATTTAAACCATTCTTTAATGTCAATGCCTCGGACATTGCAATAGTCAATAAAATCTGCACTAAGTTGTATCTGTATTGCTTCATCTTTCATAACTGGTTATTTTAAATTTAATGAACTCCTTGCCTTTTAATACAATCGTTTTTTTTAATATCATTCGATTTATGTATCGGTCATCAATGCAATATTTTTTGCAAATTATATCGGTTATTAGTTTCTCAGGATTTAGCAAGTCAGATAAATTAGAACTGAAACCAAACTCATATTCAAATTGGTAAGGAGCAGCTGGAATATTTATTCTTGGCAGCAGAAATAAACAATCGGATTCAAATTTCTTATACATTGGAGTTTTATATCGTTTCCCTTGCCATGCCTGATTAACTGACAATGGCTTAATGTTGATGTGATTCATATACTCCAATGCTTTCGTTTAGCTTTTTAATTTCTTGAGGATTGGTAATTCGTGTACACATATGCAATGGATATTTCTTAATTAATCTTGTATTCGTTTTTAAATAAATTTCCCCCTGATATTGAGCAGTTGCTCTGCCATAAATGAGTTCATTGTACCATTCGTTCCATACGGAATACCATTCGTTTTTTTCTATCCATGGGTTAAAGTTTTCCATAGCCCAAGTCCTCCTTAACTTGCTCTTGGTGCTGATGTCTTTTTTCATAAATGTTCCCTCTTGTAGCTTGGTATTCAGATTGTATCTTTCTCCGCACTCTTGAGATTGTATCTATTGATGATATCTGCTTGTCATCAATCAGATTAAGTAGTGTACTTGCAGTTATTGCCATGCAATCAGTATTCTCATATTGTAGCCATATGTAGGCACTTAGCTGAGTATCTGAATCTCGTAGTTTGGGGTGCTTAACTAATGCGTTAAGTACATATCCTTGTAGTGTCTTATTCATAGTCCACCTCCATAGCTGGGAATCCAAGTGATGCGTACTTCCAATAGGCTGATGCATCATCCAAAAAGTATTTCGTTAATTGGTTGTAGTCTATTTCCCCAATTGGGAACAATTTAGCTTTGATAAAATCAGTAACCCATTCGAGTACTGGTCCATGATGGTAGTTAAGTTGCAGAATCATTTTCTGAAACTTGTGGCGATAATCTTCATTGGTGGCAATCTTATAAGCTATGTCATAAGTCTCCTGATTAGTCCAATTTTTTGCGTAGTATTTTTCCATTTTTTTTAATCGTTTAAAGTTATATTTTTTCTAATAATATTTTTGTGTGATACACATTCCAATTACCAATCCATTCTGATGATATAATTGAATGAACCTTATAATCTTGTTCATTATTTAGTTGTGTCGTTAATTCAGCACAACTTGTATGTTCAAAATTCTTAGCTATATATTTCATTTTTTAATAAAATTTTATTCCTAAACGTTTGCATCCATTGTAAGTTAGCCAAAATGAGATAATAGCTTTACCTCCATTGTAGAATCTTGGGCATAAGTCTACTCTAATCTTGCCGCCATTGTAATCGGATACTTTTTTTGTAATCCAGCCCATTTCTTTGGCTTGTGTGTAATTTCTTGGTGTTTCCATTTTTGTTTCTAATTGTGTCCACAAAGATATATATTAATTTCATATTTGCAAAACAAAATAATATTTATTTTTAAAACATTAATTCTAAGTACTCTGACCGTAACATTCGTTTATTATTTATGACCACATATTTAGTACCATCCCATTCATCTCCAATGTACTTGCAACCTTGGTCCTTCCATAAGTTTTCAAAGTCCTTAACAATTGAATTAAATTTCTCTTTTTGCTTTGTCTCCCAATCATTAGCAGCTGGAATATCTGCCTCATTAGATAGCTTACTTTTTTCGGATACTTCTTTAAGGAGAGATATAGTCTTATCTGAATACTCCATATTGTTTTTAGTTACCACATGAGATTTTAGATTTTCGTTAATGAATGCCTCCCCTCTCTCTGCTATATAGACTTTAATCCAATCAATAAATACATCAGGTGTCAATCTAAAGAAATTTATTTTAAATGGCTTACCATCTATTATATCCACTCTATTTTTGTAGATACCTTTGATGCATTGGCTTTTAAAAAGACCAAAGTCCAAACCATTTAAATTATAACCAATGTCCATTATTTGCTCAGCCAAGATTATTATATCATTCTCGGAATAGGTTTCTCGATAGTAATCGAAGACATCCATCGTTGCTGCATGAATGATGGTCCTTACCTGATTCAAGTCATTTTCTTTTCGCATTACTGCGATGGACTTGGTATCATTAATTACCTTAACTATTCCCGTTAAGGAGTGAATTGAAGTCTCGGGTAAGAATTTCTTCTCGGACTGACTTGTTGTTGTTAAGTACTGATTGTTTTCCATTATTTTTTAGTTCAAATATACCTTGATATCCATTAGCAATCGATTCGTTAAGAATTTCAATTGCAGTTTGCTCATTTTTATTGCTCAGTTTCCATAACTTAGATTTAAGTGCATCTACCGACTCAGGGAGTACTGGTACTTTCTTTGCTTTCCTAAATTTAAGAAACTCTTCAAATTTTATCTCCAAAGGGGTTTTTTCAATTTTAGTTTCAGTTTCCTTTACCGTTTCCTTTACCTTTACCATTACCATTACCTTAGTCCCTTTCAAGGGGCTTGGGAGTACCTTTAAATTTTCATCTATTAGATTGTATTTTTTAAGGTCCAAAATTATGTTAATGTGTGCTGGGTTTTTATCGCTTAGTCCCTTTGGATATTGATGTTCAATAAAGTCAGGAAAGAAATAATTACCATCTTTAAGGTCAATTGCTTTACCTAATTTTAAAAATACATCAAAGTCTTTTTCAGTTATTTTAAACCCAATATACAAGGATGCCACTTCTAAATCTTTAGCCCAAATACCACTTGCTTTGCAGTCGCATATAATGAAGCTATAAAGCCCCTTACAAGCCCCTTGTAAGCCCCTTACAAATGGACTTTTATAGAAATTTGTATCAAAGAATCTTAGTGCCATTTTTCTTACCTATTAAATCTTTAACTATTGAAAGTTGCTTTATTATTTCATCGATATCTTCATAATCTAAAGAATATGCCATTGTATCGTATGGCTCATCTATTCCATTGTCAGCCAAATGGATTACATACCCATTACCAACGGATTCGTGAATTGATAGAATAATCTTGTTTTTGTCTTTAAGTGTTTTTGTAATCACGGTTCGCTATAATATTGTAGGTAGGGAGAAAAGAAGTGCGAACCATGTCCAAATCGATACGATTTGAATTAATCCCCCTACCAATATTTTTAATATTTTTAAACATGATTCGCACTACAAATATATATTAATTTTTAGATTTTGACAATTTTAAATAAGTTGCCGTTGGATTAAATTTAGCAGCTGGAATTACCTCCCCATCCTCAGTCATCATAATCATGTCATTGGACTTATAGGCAATTTGAGATTGCTGCTCAATAGTTTTGATTTCTGCATTCTTGGTTACCCAATCAGGAATATGGTCATATGAATATCTCCCTCCTCCATCTACAACATCAATATGGTAGCCATTGTAGTCTTGCTTATTGTATTTTAAAGCCTCGCTAATCAATTGTGATTTGATTTGCTTATCAATGCCTTCCAAGGTATCTAAAAGTGTCTTAATCGCAATTTTTAAATCTATTGGATTTAAGTCTCCATTTTCCGTTGCCATTACCATCTCCATCAATGTGTCAACGATTTTCTCGGTTGTTATTTTAGTATCCATCAGAATGGCAATTCTTGTTTAGGTGGAGTAGTATTTACTGAATCATTTCCGTTCATTACATAGTCCTCAAAAAATTTGGAATATTTTACAATCTCCTCAAGTTTGATGATGCCATTAATAACTAAATCAGTTGATGCCTTCAATACGCTCATTCGTGCTATCCTAAGTTCTCTCTCGGGGTCTGCTGGTTTAGATTGGAATGATGGCTTTGCCATTTCTACGGGCTTGATGCGATAGAATGTTGTGCCGTTGTAATCCTTGCCTTCAATGTTGTAAGTGCATTCTTTGTTGGCAATGAATTTAGATTGCTCTTGAGTCTTGCTCATGTACTCTCCAGTGTCCCCATTTTCCATGTGGATTTCAAATTTGTAGAAAAGCCCGTATTGTGGGCTATTCCATGTACCGTTTCCGATGATTTGTGTTACTTTGCTATTTTTTTCCATTTTATTGTATTTTGTAATTGGTAATTCATTTTACTTATGAGTTCTATTTCCTTCTCCAAAGATAAGTCTCCTCGGTGATGTTTGAATCTCCAAGATGCTATGGTGTTATAAGGGGACTTTAACTTCTCTGCCAAAGTCCCGTTGTCTAACTTAAAAATTTCATTTAATGCTTCTCTATTTGTCATGTGGCAAATATAATTGATTTTTGGCAAATTGCAATACTAAAACTTTAGCATATTAATTACTGATGAGTAGGCTGCCTCAACCTCTTCCTTGCTGCACTCAATAGCATCTTCATCGTACCACACACTTAGTAAAGGATTCATATCAATGCTCTCATGCCCTTCATTAACCGTAATCCTGATACCTTTGTCTGCGGAGTAATAATGCACATAAGTAAATTTTCTCCATTTAAAACTTAGCGGAAACTCAATGTTAACCGTCTTTTCTGTTGTTACTTTTCTAATAAATTCCATATTTTTATATTTTTTAAGGTAGGCAAATCTACAACCTTTATTGCAAATTGCAAATATGAAATAGAAATAATCAAACATAATTTATAAGTGCTTGATATTCAAGCCCATTATTTTACAATGTCTTTAACATTTTAATTAGTTTTGGATGAGGATAGACATCAGATTTGTCTTTCCTTACGGAATTATGGGTATACAATCCGTTCTCCCCTTTCAAGGCTCTTTTGGTTATGTCCCAAATGTCCTCTTTGTAACTGATATCTATTTTGTATTTATCCTCCCATAGGAGCAATATCTCTCGTAGGCTATCTATTTGCCCATCCGTATAGTTTTCATACGCTATATGCCCTTTAAAAGGCTTCTCAAGGATACATACATCAGTTACTTCCTTGCCGACATAATTGTAATACTTGCCATCCTTCTCGGTTAGGTAGCCCCAGTTACATATTTCTACTCCTATGCTTAACTTGTCAAGGTTCTTATATGGTAACGGACTAAAATTTTTAGGTGCTAAACCAAGATGGTATGCCCAATGTTTGGAATTGAATCCTTGCACCATTGTTCCATCTCTACCGATGACAATGCAAGTAGCAACATGAACTGGAGTTCTCTGCCAATCCATGAAGACATTTTCTGCTGATGGTCCTCCAGCGGTATGATGGAGATAAATTTGAGTTTTTTTCTCCTCTACGGGATAATAATTATTAAACTTTATTTGCCGTAATTTCATCTTTGCTAAAAAATAAAACCATTGCCCCACCAATAAATGTGCCGCAATCACTTAATGATGCCTTGCCTAACCATACCAATACCAATGAGATTAACATTAATCCCAAACCAAGACATGATGTCTTCCAATTTTCAAATACTCTATTGTACATTATCCTTGTCCTTTAAATTGACTAAATTTCTTTTGCCATTAATATACTTTTTGTATTCGTTAAGAGTTCTTGCTACGGTGTAGATTATCGTTGCCAAAAACAAAATGGTCTGCAAAACAATATTTAACTCAGCATTATTGATGGTTATAAAACAAAGGACATTTGCCCCTACTACTTTTAGGTCTTCTAATTCTATCATTATTCGGTTGGTGGAAATGGTGGTGTTGTTATTTTAAATTCTGTTGGTTCGCCAAGTATTGGTAATAGGCTATTGTCATAAATAATATACCAAAACTGAGGCTCATTATATTCTGCAAATTGATAATCAACCCAATTTTGTGTAATATCATCAGGTGCAACGGGAATGCCATAGTAAGCATCACAAGCCTCACGGGCATCTATTGCCTCTTGTTCCGTGTCATATTTATATCCTAACATTTTAAAAAATCGTGTAATATGAGTTTATATTATTTTCAATTCCAGTAGCATTTGAGGTTTGGTCTGTTGCATAAAATACAAATTCAAAAAATCCGACTTCCGAGAAAAAAAACGGTTGGTCAGGATTTCCACCTAATAAGGTAAAATTAGATGCCGTATTAAATTGGTTAGTATCACTTATAGCAGTTGAGCCATTAGTTCCATTAAATCTATTAGTTAATAAAGATGAACCATAATAACCGCCCTGAATGAATGGATTGGTTGAAAAAGCACCGTTAGTAACTGCTGTAGTACCAGCAGTATTACGCCTCACTACAGTAAAACCAACGGTATTACTTGTATAAAATTCATATCTACCACCGCCTCCAGTTGCCGCCGTTCCACCTAAATAAAAAGTATCATCATTAACGGTTAATTGATATATTTTACCAGCAGCAATAATAGATAATGGTCTTGCTTGTAAAGTTGATAATGGCACATTAAGTAATCGGATAACATCTCTCTGCGGATTTCTTATAACGGGTTTTGAATTTAGTGTATTTACCGTTCCCGAAGTTACTATTTGTGGTTGTCTTCCAGCCGTTGTTTGAGTAGCATCACTTGCATTTCCGCTTTGGTCATACCAAGTGGTCACAAAACCATTTGTGCCACTACAAAATGTAGCTAAAGAGGATGTGTCAAGATTATTAGCGCTGAATCCAATATTCTGTTCGGTGTTATCACTTGACCTTCTTACTCTAATGGCATTACCCGTATATGCAGTTCTTAATTTACGAACTGAATAAGCAGCTAATGCCGATGGGTATAAATCTAACAATAGACCTTGATTTTGAATTGAACTCGCTAATATTCCGTTACTTGCTAATATCATAATTTATGCTGCTATATCGCCAAAGAGATACCATTCATCTGTGGCTATCTTAATTAAAGTTGCACCGCTATATTGAGCATTTAATTTTAATTTACTACCACTACTTCTTACCGTTACTCCACCCGTTGCTACTACCGTTGTTTGCCCAGCTCCATATTGTGCTAAAAGTATTTGAGTGCCTATGCTATATGCTACACTTGAATTTAAAGGAATAGTTAAGTTATTAGCAGTTCCAACATTCATCTCAACTAATTTATCTGCATCACCAATTACCAAAGTATAACTTGCAGTCTGCCTATTGGTAGTTATTAGCTTTGCACTTTTAGTATCAATTTGGGTTTGTGCGTTGCTTGTTAGCGTGTTGATGTATTGAAATTCAGTACTTGTTACTGAACCATCAGCTATTGCCGTTGCATCAATACCACTTGATGGTGCTTTGTTGTTGAATGTAGTCCAATCAGCAGAAGATAATGCTCCACGATTTGTAGCACTTGCAGTTGGAACATTTAGTGTAATTACGGGTGTTGTAGTGCTATTTGCAACCGTTGAACTCAAATCCGTTCCCGTTGTGCCTAATGTTAAAGCAGCTACACTTGTAACCGTTCCACTTCCTCCACCCGAATATTGTGGAATATTCAAAGTTGCACCAATCAATGTTGCTGCTCCCGAACTACCCGTTGTGGTTAATGTTAAGGCATCTTGTTTTGATGCGGCTAAACCACTATATTGAGTATTAGTTGCATTATCTCCTGAATTTGTGCCACTTGTGTTGGCTATTGTAGTAAGATTAGCATCGGTAACATATCTCTTATTTGTACTATCGGCTATATCTGCCGTAGTAGCATCTGCCCCTGATGTTACAAGTCCTTTTGAATCATAAGAAATTTTGGTCTTTGTTGCTCCTACAATAGCAGTATTTGCAGCAACTCCTCCTAATCCAGCTAATGTTTGGTCTCCCGTATTAATTCCACTTGTATTTGCAACAACTACTAATTGAGCATCCGTTACATAACGCTTATCTGATGAACTTGCTATGTCTGCGGTTGTGGCATCTGCTCCCGAAGTTATTAAGCCTTTAGCATCGTATGTTATTTTAGTTTTGGTTGCAGCTAATATGGCTGCATTCTCATCTACTTTATTGTCCAATTGGGCTTGGATTCCTGATGTAACCCCATCTAAATAATTGAACTCAGCATTGCTAACTACTCCCGTTGATATTGCAGTTGCATCAATGCCAGTAGATGGAGCAACACTTATATTTCCACTACCTAATATAGATGAACTATTGATAGTCTTTATTGTTGTTCCTGATACTAAGGTATCTTGCTTGGCATCTAATGCCGTTTGAGTAGCAGTTGAAATAGGCTTGTTGGCATCTGATGTATTATCTACCTCACTTAATCCAATATCCCCTTTATTTAGCGTTACAACTCCTACTTTGGCATTAACCGATTGTACTGGGCTTTGTGCCTTCAATTGAGCAATGTCAATTTTCTTGGTAATGTTTTCGCTAATATCTACAATAGGTAAGACATCATTATTGGCGATGGTTACTATTTGGGTTAATTCGGTTATTTTTTTATCAGGCATTTTAAGTTTCTATTATAATTTTACTACTATCTTGTTGTAGAAGAAATGTTCCATCTTGGTTAAGTAAATATCCTAACTCAGCTGGTGGCATTGTTATACTTCCTATTCCTTGAGCAAATAAAGTCCCATCACAACATTTCTTACTATATGTTAGCAAGTCCTTGCATAGACAAGCCCTATCTCTACTCTTAGGACTACTCCTCGATACGTCTATGAAATTCTTCATTTAATAAGTCGATAAACTCCAAATAGTCCTATTAATAATATAACCAAATATAAGAGATAGTTAGGTTTTTTAGCCTCGGTATAAATTACTTGTGGCACTCTTATTTCCTTATTGATGACTATCGTATCTCCTCTTATTATTTGGTCAACTCTTATTGTATCATGATGCCTTATAATTTTAGTGGTTGATTTGCCATTAGTGATGACAATTGTATCAATAGACTTGGTAACAAATGTATCCCGATATTCAACCGATTCAGTAATAATAGTAGTGTCAAATTTTACAACCAATGAACTATCTACGATGGATGGATTTTTAGCAATGGCTCTTTTCATGTGCCAATTTGCAGAGCATCCCGTTAATAGTATTAATATGGCTATAAAACTAATCCTCATCACTTGCCTTAGATTCTTTTTGTTTTTTGATAGTCTTAATTGGTAATATAACTTCAATGCCATCAAATCGCTTTAAAATGTCTTTAAGGCTTTTATGTGCTTTTGGTGTTTCTTGTGGAATGCAAACATAAACTGCATCAAATTCTCCCGTTGGTGTTACTACCATAGTTACATTCTCAATTAAGCCATCGGAATCGATTAGGTAATGGTATTTACTTATTGGCTGCTTGTCGGAATAATGGACAATGATTTTCGTTATTTCTCGGTTTTTCATTTTTCAATAATGTATAAAAAGTTTGCAATTTAATTAATTTGTCTGCCTTTGGTTTATAGGTTTTCTTTAAATGTTCCATCCACAATAATTATTTGGGTTAGTACTTGGATATTCTCCTGATGCTTGATTTGATGTATACTCAGGAAAATACTGCGGATAATACGTCAAATATGAAATCAATCGATGACGATAAGTCTCCGCAATTTTCCTTTGTCGGTTTACAATAGTATCAATTTCACTCTTGTCAGGCAATTGAGTATTCTCAGGACTATTTCTTACAATACCAGCATTGGATATATCATACCCATGGAACTGAAGAAAGTCTGCCATTGAATAATGTATAAGCATTGGCTGCACATATTGACTCAACAATATTTGATAGTTGCCCGTTAAAGTATTTAATCGGACATCCGTTAAGATTTTCTGATACAAATTAGTTCCAAGTAATTCTTGCACTTCAATATCTTGAGCAACTTTTATAAATGGAGTAATCTTGTCTACGTCTACATTCCCATTTAGCTGGGTATACTTGTAGATATCATCCTTGGTTACGAGTAATACAATATCGTTTACGGTCATTATTTTAGTCCTCCTTTATTTGGCATATCAATAGGTTTGGTTTTAGCCTTATTCCAGCTTGGTGGCGAAAAAGGAACTCCTGAGATATTAGCAGTAGCATTTGGCACTTCCTTATAGTTTTCTAAGTCTCTATCAGTTGTTCCAATCTCATTTGGCTGCAAAGGTAAAAATGCTCCTTTTACTTGCTTTCGTTTAAAGGTTAATCTTTCCCAATAATGATGGCAATTAACCCCACCTTTGAATTTCCATATTGAGTAGGCACTTTCTCCACTTGGTGCAAATTGCTTATTTATTCCAGCATCTCCCATTTGAACTATATCCTCTCTGCGGTATATTACTCCTTGTGTCCTATTGGTTACCATATTCTTACAAAATACTCTGCTATTGGATTTGGCACTATCAGGTGCATATCGGTATCTTATTTTGTATATACCCGTATCATCTCCACTCTTGGCATCAGGCTCTGCAAATCGTTTGAAAAACTTGTGTTCATTAAGGTTAAGTTCCTCCTCGGCATCTTCAACCGCCATTACACTTATAAGTTCCCATTCTTCCTCATCTATCTTCTCTCCTTTGGTTTCTAAGTGGGATAGCCATGCATTCTCATCATGCTCACAAAAGTCGGCTGAGAAACGCTGAAATGAAGTACTCATCGTTTGGCTGATAGGTGCATCTTCATTAACTAATGGATTCAAAGATTTGAAATAAAGTTCCAAAGAAACTCCTTGATATATAAGTATCTTGTCAACTGCTGCACATAGTATTTCTTGAAATGGCTTTACTACCATATTCATAAAAAGAACCATCGATGTATTTAATTCTTCGCTATTACTTGAGAATCCATTTCCAGCATTCTTAATACCAAAAATTAATGGACTTGTAATTCCATGGCTAACCAAAACCTTATCTTGAGATTCAGTTGATAGGAACTGATATTGGTTATGGGCATCACTCAATGGAACTGGTGTTATGTCGGCTTTGTTATCTGCTCCATCATTCCAACTTATTATTGCTTTACCTGAATTACTGCTGCCACTCCATTTGCTCAATATACTTGCCTCAATCAATGATTTGGTTTCCTCAGGTGGCTCTCCATTATTAAAGTTAATAAGCATTGATGGTGCAAGACCATTCATGATGTTATTGATGTGATAATTGGCAATTTCAGTTTCAAGTTCTGCATATTGAACTCCTCCTTGATAGTCTACGGGAGAAAAATAAAATGAACCCGTTGAATATGGTTTAACTACCAATATACTTTCTGCTGCCTCAGGATTTAATTCAAAGTTTACAATCCTTTTTGGAGTCGATGTTCTTTTTAATTTAGTCCAATCATAAAAATAATAGTATGCCTCAATATCTCCATCCTCATTGCACTTCTCAGGTCTGATGGTTTGCATCGGGAAATGGTAGACTTTCGCTATTCTACTCTTATCTTTTGATTTCACAATCTGAAATGCACATTGTCCTAATAACTTTAAGTCCATGGCTACATTTCTCATGCAGTCATCGCTTATTAATTTTTTAAGTTCAATATACCCAGCTAAGTTTTTGCTTGACCGCTTGGCATCCAATCCCTTACCATATATTAAGTCTGCAATTCCTTTGATGCATCTATTATTGGTCGGGCTGCCATGATACATATCTATAAGATGACCGTAGTAATTATTGTCTACTCCATACTCAATCCAATCTTTGTTGTTTTTCTCAATGATAGCTGGGCTTGTATAGGTAGATAGCGAAACTATCCTTACTCCATCTTTTATAGTGTTATCCATGAATTATCGTTATTAGCAGTTGTTGTCCAAGTTTTTCTATGTAGCAATATGTTTGCAGAATCAATTAACCAAAGATACATATATTCATATAACATAATACCCGTTGTTCCATATATCCTGATGATGCACTCATCTAAATTATTAGCTACATTACTTATAGGTGTCAAAGATGGCAATGTAATCGTTATTTGTGAATTGGTGCTTGTATAGCTAACCAATGCGGTAACGGTTGTCTTGGTCTGCTTATGAATGATGTCAATATTAACTTGAGTCGCTGGGAATACAACATAAGGATATATGCTCAACGATATCTGATTTGGTACAAGGTACATATTAATATAACCATAAACTTAATTTTTGTTAAAAAAAATAGCCTTACATCTCTGCAAGGCTACTTGTACAATAAATATGGAAAAAGTTTATGATGGTGTACTATCAGGAGTAAATATTGTACTCAATCCAGCATATGTTGTAGTATTCAATGGTTTAGGTGGCTCTGATTCTTCTCCAATAAAAGTTACTGAATAAGTCCTTGGGTCTCCTAATGCAGTTCCCCATGAACCAGCTCCCGTTGTAGCATCTGCTCCAAACTGCTCTCCCATTAACCAAAAGTTATCATTTCTATCCCAAACTACAATTCTGAATCTACCTTGTGTTAAGGTCATCATATCGGTAAAATCTTTCATTGCAGTAGCAACTGATGATGGTTTGAAATTTACATTTAGAGTGGTAGTAAACATTGTTGTACCTCCATTTCTATCTGATGTTGGAGCAAATTCAAACGAACTTGCACCTTTCAATTCCCAAAAATATCCAGTCTTTAATACGGCAGCAGAATCTTTTATTGTTAAAACTGAACCAATATTTGAACCCGTAGTTGCGTATGTAATAACGTCACTCCATACGAATGGTATAAGGAATATCCCTTGTATACCACCGATGTATTCTTTGCAAGGCTCTAAACGAGCATCAATAGTATTACAAGCCATAATTATACCGTTACGTTTAGAACTACTTGTTGTCCAACATTAGTAGCAATGATGCCACCCGTAAATCTCATGATGATTCTTACATTTTGTGAACCATCTATATCAGCCATGTCTAACATTTTAACTTCGTTATAGTTATCCAATAAACCCGTTCCAAAGTGTAAATCAGATTTCAAACCTAATACACAATCGTAATCGTTAAGACCTGGGCATAATGTTACAGGAATACCTTGGAAGTTCATTGGCTTCTCTCCAACATAAAATTGGAAATTATAGTTACCAATAGAAAGTGCTGCTTGGTATGCTTTCATTGTAGATGGACCAACATAGAATTGGTATCCTTCTTTACCGTATAATGCAGCTGGAGATGCATCTAACATACTCTGCAAACGAGCAGCAATGTTTGAACCAGTTGAGATACCTGATGCATTTACTGCGATACAAGTATTATCAAGTAAATAGCCAATCATTCCTTCAGCTAATGTACCGTTATACCATAATGTAGATGTCCATATTCCAAGTTCAACTTGCTGGGCAACCTGTGCAGCAGTTTGGGCTAAAACAAAATCTTCAAATGTTGGTGGCAATGAATCAAAGGCTGAGAAACCCATTTGCATAGATTCCCAAGTTTGTTGTAAACTCTTCTTGCAAAGTGTAAGGTTAACTTGCTTTTCAGCTAATGTCAATACATACTCGCTAAGTGTTACTGATGAACCATCGGTGTAATCACAAGTAGAATCTGCAATAACAACGCTTGTAGCATAGTTACGGATAACTTCCTTGTAAGCCACATTTGGATGCAAGGTAATAAGACCTTTAGCAAGAGTATCGCCACTCAACAACGCAGCAGCGATGTATTTATTTGCGAACTCTCCAGCATAGGTGTTGGTACTTAATGTAGGACCAGACAATTGGATGTTTCTATTTTTCATGTTTTTTAATTGTTGAATAATTGTGCCATAACTCGGTCTTGGATAGTTTCAGTTCTTTGAGGAGATAATTTAAACAATAGTTTATTGTCTGCTTTATTCTCAGGACTGAATTTAGTTCTGCTACCTTCTTCAGTTTGTAGCTTATTTTTTAGTTCTGCATTTTCACGCATCAATTCAGCTAATTTAATATTAGTCTGAGAACTCATCTTAGTCTTACCTTTAGATTTATATTCTGCTATCATAGCCATTCCTTCTTCAGTTTCGGTAATGCTTACAATCTTATCTGCAATAGCGGTAGCAACTGCTTGTGCTATTTCAGGTGTAACTGAATCAGGTGTAACTGAATCAATTAATCCAGCTAAATTATCTACCAATGCTCCTTGCTCTTCGGTTGTTACTTCGGCAACTGGCTCAATTTCCTCTGCAAAATGTGTTTCTTTAGTCATTGTTTCAATTACCGTTTTAGGTATTTGAGATGCAGCATCAGGTACATTAGATGCAACAACTTCCTCTTCAGCAGTTTCTTCCCCAGCAGTTGCAACTTCAACTATTACTCCTCCTCCATCTACTGATACTATTGTTCCATCTTCTAATGCGTATTCTCCCTCAGGAACTGCGATGTTTCCATCTTCAGTTACTATTGTAATGGCATCGCCAACTGCAAATGATTCTGAATCAAATGTGGTTGCTCCATCCTGAGATTTCTTTTGAGCAAGTTCGATAGTTACTGACTTCTTATAGCCAAGTAACTCCATTACTCTATTTAAGGTATTTTTCTCGGTTGACATATACTAAAATAACTACTTAATTTACTTTGTTAGATTTTTCGTAACCTAATGATTTTATCAATTCATCAAGTTCTTGGTTAGGTGTAATCTTCTCTGCTTTGATTTGACTATTGTCTGCAAAGAAACCTTCTATTGAGAATCCTTTTACCAATCCAGTCTTAACGTATTCCTCCCAAACTTTGGTATTATCAACTTTCATTGATACCATCCAAGTTCCTACGGCATCATTTAAGCCATACTTGGCGGATTTATCATGCACCATATCTTCCTTAATCCATGACTCTATTAAGCATATTCCTGATAGACTTACTTGGTGTTCTAAGGTGGCATTATGTTGATTCCCCTTCTGCAAATAAAGTTCTGATGCTCTGCGAACCGTTGCTTTTGAAAAGTAGCAATGGAACTCCTCGCCATCTTGGTTACGATAAATAGGCTTGTCAGGAATTAAGGCTGCACCAATCAAAATTTGTTTATCGGCATCAACGGTAGCAAATTGGACTTGCTGAGATTTTAAGGCTATAAAGTTGGACTCAATAGCTGGTGCTGAAACTATGCTGATGGCATCAATACCATGAGCAATATGCTCTTCATCTAATATTAGTTCAACTATACGCATTGTTAAGAATTTATTTTTGCGTTATTAATAATCTTATCTACATCTTTATTAAATGCTTCTACTAATACATCGTAGTCATTATTTTTAAATATAGCATCAATTTCCTTCGGGTTTGGTATTCCTAACTCTTTTGCCATTGCTGAAATTTTACGAGCATTTTCAATTGCCATAGCTTGTCCTTTTGATGCTTCCAATAAAACACTTCTTGCAGATGATACAATTTCAGAAACATTGCTTGGTAATCTTTCTAATTGATTCCATATTGGGTTATTAAATGCTTTAAGTACTATATCCATCCCCTTTTTGGCTTCATCAACTAAAGCTAATTCATATTTAGTAGATTCTACTTTGCTGGATGCCATAAATTTTTGATATGATGTCTTCATACTAAATATAACTATTATTTTCCTATTGTTGCACTTTGTGAAATCTTCCTATCAAGGCTTGTTCCCGTTGTAACTTCAGTTGATACCACATAGGCTTTTGTTGGTTTCATTTTATCCCCGTTGATGGATGCATTGAGTTGAGTATTGGAATCAACATTTGATTTGGCTATATTTATTGATGGTCCAACTGATGGTATATTCCCTCCTGATGGCGGACTCCCACCAATCTCTGATGCCAATTTACTTGCTTGTTGTTTAATCTTTACTACGTTGGCAATTCCAGTAGCAATTACTCCAGCCATTGCAATAAAATTAAAAGGTGGTGGGTATGCAGCCAACGCAGTATTTGCCCCTACATAGGTATCCATTATAGCTTGAGCAATGGCAATGGCACTCTTCATTTTAGAGTCTTCTTTAAATAATGAACTTGCTCCAGTTAATGCAGTTGTAATCGCTTGTGATTTATTTTGAAGTGCTGCTAATGAAATCGCTGCTTGTTCCTTTTCGTAATCGGCTAATGCTGCGGTATACTCAGCCTCTCCAGTTATTCTTGCTGCCGTAAATTCTCCATCCTTTGCAATTTTCTCAGCAAGTAATTCGTTATATTTTGCACTCCCCTCTACTTCCTTACTCATCTGCTCATCTATTGCAGTTGCATAGGCAAGTCTTGATGTCTCAATGGCTTCTAATTGTCTTTTAAGTTTATCCTTTTCGAGTATTTCAGTTTGGGCGGATGCCTCAAGTATTGCCCTATTACTTTCGGTGGTAGCATCAGTAATGGCTTTTAAACCATCTTTGCTTTGGTCTTCAATTCCTCTTATTGTATCCGATACTGCAATTTCGGTTTCTTTTATTGTAGAATCCAAACCCTTCATGGTAATACCCAATGCAGTTATCTGAGCAGTTTTCTCAGCACTTTGTTTATTACCTTGATTTTGTAAGGCTAAGAGATTTATTTCGTTTTGTATTAGTAATTTCTGCTGCTCAATCTCTTGTCTTTTAAGTTCTAAATTTTTAGTGATAGCATCAATCCTCGCTTGGAAACTTAATCTTTCGTTATTGGCAATACTTTCGTTTAAGGCTTGTTCTTCGGTTAATGCTTTTATCTTTTCGTTAATCTTTGCCGTTTGAACAATGATATTATTAGTAGCTGATTTTAAGGCATCGGCATTTTCAACACTTGCCTTAATTGATTCTACAATAGTGCTAACCGAATCCTTAAAAAACTTTGTAACCTTTCCTACTGCTTTCCCTACCTCTTCTTGCCTTTCTGCTTGTTTCTTTGCAATCTCTATATTCTCTGCAAGTAACCCGTTAATCTCTTCTTGTATTGATGCTGACTCCTCGGCATCTCCCGTAAAATCATTCCAATTCTTTCTTAAATTTAGTACACCGATTGATAGGTCATTTACAATAGTTATAAACCCATCAAGAACTTGGTCTATTAGATTCTCTTTTATCCATGCTGAACCATCCTTAAATGCTTTTACAACATCATCCCATGCTTTCTTTGGATTGGATATTGCGTTACCTATTGCCTCAAATGCTGGTGTTAATATTTCAGCCAATGCACTTGCAGTTCCACTTATGACCGATAATGCTTTGGTAAATAAATTGGCTACCTTTTCGTTCTCCATAAGAGAACCCATAACGCTATCAAGTA